CCAGCCAGTATTCTTCTCAAGTGGCACTACAGCCTCAGCTCCATTACCCTCAAGGATACCAACCTGACCACGCTTAAGCACACCACCTTCAGCAAGTTGCGGAGCGTCAAGCTCATCTATTCTCGATATCGACACCTTTGGGATCTTATTCAAGACTGATATAGCCGAATTGATTGCCCGGATAAAGCCATTGATAATCCCTGTAGCTTTACTAAGTATCGCATTGACCGCTGATGTCACAGCACCAGATAATCCGTCCGCTATTGCTGTTCCGACCTTGCTAAATATATTCTTAATCTTCTGCCATGTAGAGCTAAAGAAATTCACCATCGGTGAAAATGCATTCTTTATACCAGCCCAAGCCTTGCCAAATATATCACTGAACCATGTGCCTACGGCAGAGAATGTGCCCTTAATACTTGACCATATTCCACTAAAGAACTCTGGTGCAGCGTTCCACGCCTTCTTGATTCCCCGCCAAGCTGCAGCAAATGATTCTTTACAGTTATTGATCGCTGTAACTATCAACTTGATAGCAGACTTAAGCGCTCCTGAAAGCATCTTACAATACCATTCAAGGATTGGTTGCAGCACATTTAGGTAATCTTCCATCAGCATCGAAAGTAATTCCACCAGTGGTGGTAATATCATATTGATAAGATCTGTCAGCGGTGTGACTACCTGCATTACCAAGTCGATAATCGGTGTCAACATATCCAAAAACGGCTGTAACAATTCAAGTATAGGCTGCAAAATAGCCATCAAAACAGGCAGTAAAGACTGAATAATCTGAGTCACCGGCGGCAAAAGCATATTAAGCAGATTCGTAAGTGGCGGTAAAACCGCCTGAATAATCTGCATCATCGGTGGTAAAAGCAGATTAAGCAGTGTTGACAGTGTTGTCAGCACAGGTCCCACCAACTGCAGAATCGATGGTAAAATCGATGTCAGAGTGCTAAAAACAGAATTTAGAGCGGTTGATATCGACTGTCCCAATTCCCCACCTATGCCGGGCAGTAATGTCTCAAGTATTCCGGGCAGATTATTGACCACCTCAGACAACAACGATGTCGCTCCCTGTATCAACGATGGCAGTAACTGCTCAATAAGAGGCGGTATGTGCGGTGCCAGCTTCTGTGCAAGACTTGATATACCTGTAACCACCCTCGGCAGTGTATCGGCTATCCTTGGTACAAGATTATCTGCTACAGCCATAGCCGAATCAACAAGGTTATTCATCAGTACTCCCATATCCTGAGATGGGTCTGCCATACCTATGAGCAGATTCGTCCATGCGGACTTCATCATGTTTATTGAACCCTGAATAGTCGTGGCTGCCTCTTTTGCGGTTGTTCCCATAGCTGCAAGAGCCTCTTCCTGCGTCATGGTTCCATTCTTCACTGCCTCAGCCGCTTGTTCAGCAGTGAGTCCAGATATTCCCATCTCGACCTGAACGGTGTGAATAGCCTCTATCATCTTATCAAACGATACACTATTGACATTATCTGCTGTAACGGTCATGGTGTCACCAAGTACACCAGAGTCATTGATAAGCCTTGCCATCTCGGATGCAGTACCACCATAGCCAAGCTTGAGATTATCTAACATCGTGTAGTTTTGCTTAGCAAAACCCTGATATGCATTCTGTATAGATGCCATATCAGTTCCCATCTTGTTGGCATTATCAGCCATATCTACAATAGCTGTGTTTGCTATTTCAGCCGCCTGTGCTGTATCGCCTTCCAAACCTTGCAACAGCGAAGCTGAAAAGCTCGTTACAGTGTCCATGTAATCATTCGCCGACAGCCCCGCCGTCTTATATGCATTATTTGCATACTCAACTACCTTATCTGAACTGTCCTTGAACAGTGTCTCAACACCACCAACAAGCTGCTCGTAGTCCGCATACTCGCTTACAGCCTTAGCAGTAATGCCAGCTATTCCAGTGGCCATAGCCGTTGTTGCGACAACAGCTACCTTTGCTGCCTTGAGCGCAAACTTGCCGATATTGCCAAACACAGAACTCATCTTTTTGCTTGTCTTCTCTGCCTTGTCGCCAGTCTCTTCAATTTTCTCATTCGCATCCTCATTTGATACTGCGATTCTTCCCAGTATCTTAAATACTTCCAAAAGGGTCTACCCCCTTTCCTCGATAATAAAAAAATAGAGACACACGTTCTGTGTGCCCCTATGGTATAAAATTCTCTATGATCGACATGGAATCCTTTATGGTTGCTTCAAGTTCGTCTCTGCTTTCAAATGCCCCTGATCTGGCCGGCTGTGAACTGCCACCTGATGTGCCATACAGCCTTGCCTTGAAGTCATTAAATGATATATTCTCCCAGCACTTATGGATATACATATCCCAGAGCTTATCATCATCGTCCAGACGCACAAACGTACATACAAACTCATCAAAGCTCTGATTGTCTATCATCGTATCAAGCAGAGTGTACGGATCCGCATATCTGTGAAATATCAGATCCATGAACTTGAGATAGCCTACTGTCTCTTCTCGAACAATCTTGAAACAACCTTGATAAAATCCGCAAAGCCCGGAAGTGTGACCGCATCATATAACATCTGTGTGAACACAGAGAGGTCAAGATCTGCTACCTCATCCACTGTCATACCTGACAGGTGTGACAGGCAGACAAATACCTCACGCTGACAGTCTGACAGCTTTGTCAGGATCACATCTACAAGCTCGAATGCAAGACCAATACCCACATTCTCAAGGAACTTCGATGTGTCCTCATCATCCTCATCACCAGCAAGTTTCTCACGTTCCTTCGCAATAAGCTCTTTGAACCCATTGCCGCTGAATGAATCTTTGAAGTCCTTTACCCCCAGCTTGCTGAACAGTTTCAGGAATGCAGCTATATCTGTTGCTTTGGGATTCCTAAGCGTATATGGTTTGATCTCCTGCACATCTTCTGTTGCCTTGGCATCTTCTACTACTTCGGTATTCTCTACTACATCTTTATTCTTTTTTATCTCGGTTGTTCCCATGATTATCTCTCCTTTTCTATGTCAATTAGTCTGTTACTTCTGTACTGGAATCTATAGACTGCTGAACCTGCTCCGTTGTCGTACCGGTAGGCAGATAGATGTGGTATGGCAATGTATCAGCTGCCGGTGACAGATCCGCATAGCACTCCATAGTCAGCGCAAATGTGCCATTCTCCTTGTTCTTGCCCTCTATCTCAAGGCCTGATGTACAGAGCGCATTGTCAAAGATCACGATAACAGGACGACCATCTAAGAATCTTCCGATATAACCGAAGTTCTCAATATAATCATCCTTTTCAATTCTTGCCTTGGATTCGATCACATCGTATCCTTCCGCTGTTGATGTGCCATTCTGTCCGATAATAGCCATCTTGATCGTCTCAGGCGACAACTCCACCATGTTAGTATCCATCTGTGCTGTCTCGCCTGTCTTAACTGCCAACTCCTTAACCTTAACTGATGCACCATCGACCTCTATATCCTTGAGCTCAGGCTTGATTGACAGCTTTGTACCGCCGGATGTTGCACCGATCAAAGACTCAGCAAAGTTCCAAGTCTTCTTTGATGCGTCATACCTGAGCCCTTTGTGAATCGTTCCGGCACCAAACACAATGTTCTTCGGTGTCTTGTCTGTGATACCGGATGACTTAAACTCTTCAAAAGTTAATGTATCTGCCATTATATAATCACCTTCCATTCTTATATTCTTTAATAGTCAAATTGATCTGTATACGTTTGAGGTCTGCATCCCCTGTTGGAATCGGTGACGCATTCCCATAAAAAACGGCAACCCCCGCACCACTTGCAAGGATTGCCGTTCGTTCAATATTCTGTTCTATCTTCTGTTTGTACTTCTCCAGGCTAAACCACGAGCCTCTTGTGAATCCATCTATGATGAATGTTATTTCCTGACATCCATCTTCTTCAGGTGTATCACCTTCAGAATATTCACCGACAAAGTATGCCTCTGGTGAGTCATCCTGCCACTCCATGAATGCATATGGAATCTCAAGCTCATCTGTGAGTACGCTATTGATATATGATAATGTCTCTGTCGTCATTCGTCATCACCGCCTTACTCACTGAACGTCTGATTGAGAATAGAGCCAAGTCGCCTGATGATCTTGCCCTTTGTCTTGTCGAAGGCTTTCTGTAAAGGTCTGAGTGGCTTCTTACCATAGGTAAAAACAGCTACTATATTTCCTGCCTTATCCTTTTTTACCTTACTGAACTTACTGGCTTGTTTCAAGCTCATTCCATCAGGTCCCACAGGGGCCCACCATCCGCCTTTACGGCCATTCTTTTTCAAAGCATATTCGCCTGTGCCGTATTCTTCCCAGATAGCATTCTCCCTAGGATTTCCAATTACAGCCTCACCCTTATCTTCATCGACATAGTGAGTCCATTCGCCTTTGGTGTGACCTGTATCAACTCTTGTCTGTGCTATCTTGGTCTGAGCCTCAACCTCTACAGCAACTTCATACAGGAATGCACCAATAGCATCATTCAGAGCTGCCTCAACCTTTATTCTGTTGTCTGTGAACTCCACATTTCCCATTACTGCCCTCCTGTATACTTCAGATATATCTCAAGCTGCTCATGCATCCCCATCGGATCATCTATCAGCATGATGTCATATACCTGACCATTAACCACCATACGGCTGTTCTCAGCCTTGATCATGTCACTGAGACGTTTATAATCAGCTATGAACATGTGCGTTGATTCCTGCACCTTGGCATTATATGTTGTGTACTTACTGTCACCGCCTGAGAGGTCTAGCCAGCCGGTCAGGGTATCTTCTGACACCCATGTGACTTCCTGTTCACCTATCTCGTTTCTGGTTATGCTCTTGGCCTGTATATCTGCAACTGCATTTCCGCCTATTCCTCTCATGTTCAAAACCTCGCTTTCATGTACGGCTTTAAAAAGCCAAGAAGCGACTTTGGATATCCCATGAGGGAATTGTCGCCATCCATGTTGAAATAGGTCACAGAGTGCCTGCTGATGGTCTCAGACTGCACACCAACCTTATCCCTGTTGTTCAAATCCCATGAAAGCATGTTGGCAACTCCCAGCTTGATATCCATCGGATATACTATCTTTGTCACCATGACGACCGGTTCGCTTACAAGCTCCTCATTCACCTCTATATGTCCATTGTCCATATCCACAGCTTTGATGGTGTACAAGCCATCGTTGTAGCGTGACTCTGACACCTGTATAGTGTCGCCAACCTTGAACAGCTCAGATGCATACTGAAAGCCTGTCACAGCGTCCACAGGAGCCACAAACCGCCTGTTCCTGTCCTGATAATTATTATTTGTATATTTTCTGATCAGGAGTTCCAGTGCCTGAAGCTTAGCCTCAAGCACTGAATCTTTCTCCTCGGTGTCTACATACTTTTTCAACTCTTCGACAGTCATGATCATATGACCACCGCCTTACTTCTTAAACTTAGCAAGTACAACCTTTGAAGCGTTGGTGAGTGCAGCACCATAATACTTAGATGCTGTGATATCATGTCTCTGCTTCTTCGGTAACCATTCGTGATCAACCTGAACATCTTTCTTGAGGAAAATTGTAAGAGCTGGAGCTTCCTCTTCTGTAAACTCGGTCTCATCTGAATCAGGCTGGAGCTTGATAATAGGGCAGAGATAATACTGTGAACCAGCTGCAAGGCTCTTAACCTTATCACCGATTACAAGCTCATCTTTGCATGTTGGCTGAACTGTACTAAGATGCTTGTTTGTGTCTGACTCAGCAGTTGAATCAGCCACTATAGTAATAGTTCCCTTCTCTGTGTCTTTCTCATAAGTCATGAGCTTGATCTTCTTTGACTTCTTTACCCAGCATGATCCAATCTTACCTATAGAGCCTGTCACAATAACGCTCTTATCAAACTTGTCCGCTGACTTAAAGTTGTCATCCTTGAGAAGCGTTCCCTCCTGTTTAGGGTTTATGAACATAACCTTCTCTATTCCATCCTCTTCATCCTCGAACTTTGTGTTAGCATCAACAATGCCATCATATCCGATTACTGCAAGAGTATCTGGTGTATATACATTCTCTGATGTGTATGCAGCATCAAGCAGATCATTATCCAACTTGCCTACAATAGACTTTGAAAGCTGAGTCTCAGCCTGTCCAACAGGGTTCCCTAAACCACTATTGATTGCTGTCTGATATATTGATACGCTCTTAGCTGCACACTTAATAGTGAATGTCTTCTTTGTTGCTGTGAGCTTAGATGCCTCAATTTCATCTCCTGATTCCGGATCAAAATCCTCAGCATCGCCGATATAATTCCATGATGGAACTGTCTTTGTATCTCCTGGTACACCCTCAAGGGATGTATCAACATGGGCATACTTTAAAAGCTTGGCCTGTGCCTCTACCTTTGCATCAATCATATCCCCCATTACTTCTGGGTTAATGAGGTCACTTACCTTTGTAATTGCCATATTCTTTCACCTTTTCCTTTCTACCTTACTTTGTTCCATGCATAGCAGCTTCATATAGCTCAGGTGTTTCCTGGGCAATCTTAGCACGCTCTGCATATGATTTCTTCAATATGTCTTCTCTCGTCAGTCCTGTATCTTTATTTGTAGGATCTGGCAGTCTATTCTCAATGATGTGCCTCTCGCCATCATCTGAGCCGGATGAAGCTGTGAATTGAGCTGGGAACTGTGTCTTTAAGTCTGTGAGCATGTTATCCCATCCCTTTATGTGGCCTTCATCATCAAGCTTAAGCTCCTCATTCTTCTCCTTGAGGGCTGTCTTGATCTTATAGGTCATATAATCAGTATCAACCGCATGAGCCTCAAGCAGAGCCACCTTGATAGCTGAGTTGACCTTAGTCTCCTCAAGCTCTTTCTGAAGCCTTGCATTCTCTGTCTCATAAGTTGATATCTTCTGCTGCATGCCCTCGTCACCCTTGGAAGCTTTCTTAAGCTCCTCAATGAGCTTATTTGCATTGCCAATCTCCGTGTCTTTGCCGGTGATCAGTCCGTTGAGCTTCTCAAGTTCTGAATCATACTTCTCCTTGCTGACGTACTTGCCCTCGGACAGATCTGTGTATCTTACATGCTTGAGCTTATCTGTCTCTGTGCTGTTCTTCTCGTCAATCTTCGCCTGTACCTGCTTATACAGGTCATCTCCTAACAGTTCCTTTAATTCCATTGTTCCATCCTTTCTGGCTTTAATCGTAGCCACACATGGCAGTTATCACTCTTGCCGGAGTTATTCTTTGTCGGTCACAGTTTTACTGCCTTGAGCCGATTTTGGGCATAAAAAAAGACCATGGTAAAAACACGGTCTGAATTATCTGCTATTCCGTTTCTACTCCACTATTACCCAGTCTTCAGCAAGACAATCGTTTATACTCGGCACCCACATGGAGTGTGAACCATCAACACATCTGATCTGCAGATATGGGTTACACTTGAATAAGTCACCCTCGCTGATTCCCCAGGCTTCTGCGGTCTGCTTGTTACATGGTATGCCATCAGGATATCCCTTCTGGAATACAACAAACATTCCTTTGCCATTCCAACCCTTTCTTGCAACTCTGAAGCCCTTCTTGAGCATTTCAAGAGCAATTCCAAACGTCATGTTGTCACATGGTCTGTATGCTTCGTTAAACTGCTTCTCCGGCGACCAGCTCTCATATCCATCTGAATATCTTACGAGATAGCCTTCATCTGCTGGATTTTCTTCCGCTGGAATCTGCCATCCTCTGTAATTGTTATAGTCGCCTCTTGTCATCGGTCTTGCCTCAATCTGTTTTGTTCCAATGTACTTCTGCATTCTTTCATCCTCCTATTTTTTGCATAAAAAAAACACCATACATCTCTGTACAGTGCTCGTAATCCATCTAGCATTATTTTCTATTCTTCTCCTATGTGTCTTTTGCCGGGTTTATATAGTTCTTCTATAACTCCATTGGCTATATCTCCGCCTACGTATCCTGAACCATACAACTTGTCTAAATGAGATAAAAATTCTGCATCACGAGGCAAAGTACCAAACTTTTCTCTTTGTTTATTATATTCTTCATACGATGTAATATTTAAAAATTCTTCTTTTAAATTCATTTTAAAGACTCCTCTACTAACCCGATTTCATATGTACTAAGGATTGTTTTATCTTTTTGATACACTCTGAAAAGCTCTGAGGTGGATTCCAATAAAAATTCAGTTTTTATGCTTCCATCCGGATTAACAGCATCAGATATGCGGCTAACATATAACCTGCCTTGATATTCGCTAATAAATTTATCGCCATGCAAAATATATATTGCAAATTTTTGCCCTGCATCATTTTCGTATATTTCCGTAGTAATATTTTTATCGCTTAATCCCTCAGTTAAATATTTCTTATACTTTTCCACAACTTTAGGATCCAGCATACGTTCTTCTATCAGATGTCCAAATTCATGGTCTATATCCTCTTTCTCAGCGCCTTTGGCAACGTTAATAATGCCTTTTTTCACATCACAACTACTGCCGTTCTGCCCCATATTAAAGGTTACATCAGCCATTGTTTTCTGAACTTTATCCGGTAACTGTGAATATGCGTCAACAACAGCTTTTTCATCTCTAATAATGCCAGCATCAGACTTTGATGCCTTGAACATTATATCTCTTATACTATCACCGTTTTGGGTATTTGCAACATCTTTTTCATGCTCAATCTCAAACGACACCTTAAAGTACTTCGTCTGGTACTCTTCAAAATCCTTTGTCTTATCCAACCCGAAGTATTCCGCTCGCTTTCTCAGAGTCTGAAGCTCTTCATCATCCAGCGCCCACCTTGCTCTCTGCAATAAGCAACAACGGCAGTTGCAGTCCTCTGCCGGATCTCCAAACATTCCAGGAGCCTTAATCTTACGACCACCAACCTCAAAGGGCTCATCGACTTCCCGGATCTGTCCATCAAGCATCTGATGATGTTCTCTCGTTGCTCCGTCAAGAGTGGCATCCCACTGTTTCAATACATCTGCCCCTTTGCTTTTTGCAATATACATAGCGTCCAGCGCTGACTGTACCTGTATACGATGCCCTTCAGTCCTCGCAATGCGGATAGAGTTGTTATAAGCCTTCTGAAATGGAGTATTTGCCATGTGTCTTGAGAGCTTACCAGCCACCTCATTCCACGTTGAGCCATTTGCAATGCCTCTTGATACCTCTGCTCTGACCGCTTTCTTGAGGTATGTCACATCCTCGCCCATTTTGTCGTAGAGCGACTTACTGAGCTTGCTGTCCGTCTGAATAGCTCTCACAACTGCCACCTGATCTATCGGCATGATGATTGGAATACCTGTCTTTTGCAGGTCATACATGACGCCTGTGTATCCGTCTCTGTAGCACTTCGTCAGGTAGTCAGACACAGTTGCATATGAGTTAGACTGCAGGTTACTCAGAACACCCTCAAGCTGCGCTTTCAAAGCCTCCTGATACTGTTTCTGATAGATGATGCTCTGCAGATTCTCCATATCAGTTCGTTCTGAAAGCTCTCTTATCTTCTGCTCACAATCTCTCAATGCCCGCTGATATACCTGTTTGAGTTCTTTGATTGCCTGCTTTTCTCTATTTAGTTGTGCCTGTGCAACCTGCTTTTGTGCTTTGTTCATATGTTAACTCTGTTCCGATTTTGGCAGTTCAATAGCTATTCGCCATATTGATGATGTATTGCCTGGAATGAAATACTCTTGGTCATTTATAATAAAACTTTCACCAGAGGCACCTGATGCAACATCTGGCCCAGCTAATATATAGTATGCTGATGGAATAGCGAGATACCCTGCAGGATACACATATTGAGCAAGACTTACCACGTCATGTATGTTGCTAGCCTGACTCCAAGCCTGAGCATAATGAGAAGTTTCATCTATATCAGAATAAATGATATATCTTGCGGAAGTGAATGATATATAGGCTATTCTATTTTCGTTTGTTTTTAAGTCTTTTGCAGGCAGTACGATATGCAATAGATCAGTAATGTTAGATTCCTCACTGAATATTCCAATTCCGAATACCACTCCTTCTTTGCATGATACAAAATGCAAAAATGCATTAGCCGCACCACTATTGGCTGATCTAGTCAAACTCATGTTATACGAATAACAATATGTAGATGCGGACGGAGTAGCCCCCTGAATCACAGTTGTCATAATCAGATTAGTTCCAGAAAGACTAAACTTAAAACCTGTTGTGTTGTGCTCATCATCTCCCATGTATAATATCCACGTAGTGTTAGACTCTACGATATTAAGTTTCATGCCAAGGGCTGCCGCAATCTCCTGCATTTTTGCGTCATTTACGTCCGCATTGTAAAACGTTGAATCCGCCTCTTTTTTTCCCAGCCTTATTCTTTGTATATTATATCCCATCAATTAACCTCCGTTTCTACTGGCAGTATTCCGTATATGCTTGTTACATATCCATAAGGATGCTTGTAAGGTGATGTATTGACAGTGACGCCAAAATTTCCACCGCTTGATATTTTTCTAATATTCCCAGCCATCACATCCGCCGAATCTGTTGGTTCTGTAGCCACTCCTTTTTCAGTGATAGCTGTGGCTATCTTGGTATTTCTATCACTGACAGATTTTTTTACTTCTTCCATCTCCTTGTAAAGCTGTCCTGCAAGGTCTGTCATATACCGCTCTTCAATCTCGCTCTCAACTGCCTCGCAACCTTCAAGAACCTTCATCCTCGTGAGTTTGGTGTTGATCTCGTTTAGTATATTGCCCTCACTGTCTAACTTCTTAAAGCATACTGTAAAGCTTAATGCACCTGGAACAGCACATGCAGTAGCACCTACCACCCAATCAAATGTTATACTCTCCGGTTTGTCGTTTGCGCCCATGGCTATGTTACATTCATTGACTAGGTACAAATCTTTCTGCTCTTCCTCATTCATGTAATTGATTGATATCTGATAACCTGTGAGATCTATACCTTTATATATTCCTGGTACTTCAAAAGTCAGTCGGTTCACATCTTTGTCATGATATACACCGATGACCTCTCCAGCCGGCACCAGCACCGCTCTAGTATCAAGATCTATCTTGTATACTTTATTACTTTCCATCTGTCACACCTCCGTTCCGTCATCTGTATTGATGTTATCAAGCACCTTCTGAGCCTCTTCCGTGCTCTCCTCTTCTTTAGGCAGCTTGTCCTTGATCTCGTCATAATCAATATCAAGCCAGTCACAGATAGCTTTGATAATCGTCTCATCATCAAACATGCTTGCAACATTGAGTATTGTATTGATCTCTGTCTGCCTTACCTGAGCCTCTGTAAGCTCTATCTGTGCATTTTCCTGAGCATTGCTCATAATCTCATGAGCGAACTCAAAATAAACATCCTCGGCCTTATATGCCTTGTTCTCAGCCTTGTTGATCTCGTCAATGACAATCTCTACTATCTTCCTTAAGAACTTCCTGAGAGCTTTCTCTATCTTTTTTGCCTTAAGGTCAAGCAATGAGTAGGCCGCCTTAATGGCTATATTCGTAGTTGCTGATGTGTCCTTGAGTCCAGCGGTATTCAGTCCCATTCCAAACCGGTATATGTTCTTCTCGTCAAGTTCAAGCTTCGCCTGTCGTGCCTGATATGGCACATCAACAGTCTTGACATCTACGTCACCATCCTCACCTATACCTATGATCTTCTTTGTTTTGAGGTTTGTCTGAAGCTCATTCAGGTTGTCTCCCTGAAAGCCTTTGATAGCATATAGTGGGGAATCAAAGTCTATGAGGTTGTTTGACAGGCTTGAGGCCATCAGGTCATAGTCATCTATGAGTGGCTTTACAGGCTTAAGGCTTGAGAACTGCTTCTTGTTGTTATCCAGCCGGAAGAATGGAATATAGCCAAATCCATCAAAGTAGGTGGCCTTATCTCCATTATTCTTTGTATAAAGTACATGAGGCTTTGGGTTGATTAGTTCAGTGTCATCTAGCACCACCGTCCCATTATCAACCTGGACATAATAATATGTCTGCTTATCATCCCAGACCTGTATTCTCTCGATTGTCTTGTGTCCTTTGTCTATCCTGTCTGTATAGTGGTATATCGTGTATGCACAGCCATCATCCGTATCCTTGGCTCTGACCTCAATAACTCCGATACTGTCAGCATTGGCAAATGACATCATATCTTTGGCATTCTTGTATGCGTACATATACGCAAAGCCTTTGACCTGCATATCTGTGATAGCGTCAGAAAGCTCAGACATGAACTCATCATTGTTGTTGAAATACTTGTCCATGTGTTTCTGCAGTTCAGTGTCGTTGGACTTTACAATGCCATCCCCTGATAGGATGTACTGGGTGCACTGGTCAACCAGCTCTGTGAAGAATGGATGTGGTATCTTCACGTTGCTTCTGGTCTTGTCCTCTACCAGTTCGCCGTCCGCATTGTAATAGAACAATCTATACTTCTTTATGTCATGATCGCCGTCATAGTATCTTTCGCCTGTCCGGGCGAACTGCTTTTTTTCTGATGTGCGGTCACTGTCTATCAATTCTTTTATCTCGTCAGGGGTTAGCATTCTTCCATCTCCTTCATGTCAATTTAAAACAGCCATGAACGAGGCTTACGCCATCCCTCAATGCCGTACCTAAGAGCTGCCATTGCATCGTCCATCACCGGTACAGGCTCATCAAGATATTCGCCTGTCTTTTCATCCTTTTTCCATTTCCACTGTTGCAGCTCCTTGATCGTATTTACACAATGAGGAGCAACATATATTCTTCGTCGTATAATGTGATTCTTATCGACCACACCTTTGAGCCAGTCTATCTGAGCCTTGACAGATCCAGCAGAACCACCCTTGTCAACACCCTTTGCACGATAGCCAGCGCCCTTCCATGTCTTGATTCGATCTGGCTCTGCGGAATCACACCACATTGTCTTATTCGTTGGTATAGCATGTTGAATCGCCAGTGGAATAATCTCCGCCGTCTCTTTCTCATGCACATATATCTCATCTAGGATGTATATATCATCATCCTTGATACCCAGAAGGAGGATGGCATTGGCATGGTTGAATCCAAAGTCTTGTCCTATTGCGATATCATCATAATCATTGAGGTTATGAGATACCTCAGCAACTTCCCAGTTGTGCAGGATGAGACCGCCTATCTCGCCCCATTCTCCAAGTCCATATATACGGTATCCCTCAGGATCAACTTCCTTTCTACGCTCCATACGGCGGTGATATGCCGCATCGATGAAGCGATTCCCCAGGTATGTACTGTGATGTGTCAGTACATCAGGATCGTATCTATCAAAAAAGACCTTCTTAATCCAGTGATTCTTATTTACCGGATTGAAGGTCATTCTTATCTGGTAAAACTGCCCTGGCGGCAGCTCTCCACGCAATCTATCATCTATAATTTCCACATCTGCCTGCGTCAGCTCTGTTGCTTCCTCGCACCACACATCTGTGAGCTTTCCCTTCTGGAATGTGATTGACTTAAGCTTCTCTCGTTGCTTATCATCATTCATCCCACGGAATATAATGCGGTTGCCATTCGCTCGGCATTCAAGCGAGAGCGGCGATGTGGTCATCTTCCAATATCGCTCCGCCTTATCTCCAAACATCCGATACACGGCACCTGTAAGCTCTGCATAGGTGCTGTCTCTGTTCGTGATATCAGATTTACGGACACATACAAGGTTCCTGCCCTTGTCCTTCATCAGCCGCAGGATGTAGTTCTGCGCTGTGTCAACACTCTTCCCAGATCCTGCAGAGCCTTTCATCACGATATATCGCTTCTTGCTCCGGTCTACTTCCTTGAACCCTGGATTTGCTTTTACGTCAATATTCAATCAGCACCACCACCGCCGGTATCGTCATCATCGCCGTAGTCGATGTTGATGTTGAGGTCCATATCTACATCAGCCTCTACCTTCTCGGTATATAAGCCATATGCTTTACCAAGGAGCTCCGCTGCCTTATTGGCATCTGACAGCCTTGCTGGTATCTCCACGATCTGTGGTGTCTCTTTCTTGACTGTCTGTTTTCTCATTGTGCCGTTATCATCTGGAACATACATCGAACGTTCTTCGCTGGTCGTTACAACAATGCACTCTTTCTTTTCTCGTCTCATGGTTGCTGTGAGATACTTTAACACCTCATCCTGATCGGCAATTAAGGCTTTTTCTTTCTCGGCCATCCGCTTTTCTATATATTCCTGCACCTTAACATTTGTTAACAACCTTGCTGCTGCTTGTGCGGCTGTTTTCTTTGAGTACCCTGCCCTTATAGCTGCCTGTGTGGCATTAAGGTCAATCAAGTATTCATCACAGAATCTCTGCTGTTTAGCTGTAAGTTTAGCCATAATGTCACACCTTCTCTCTATTACTTCTGTTTCTTTCTCACTCTCTTTGGGATCACAATCTTGTACAGCGGTTTACATACATTCTTTACCTCTCCACCCCAATTTATAGTTGGCTGAAATCGGTATATCTTAGTGCACTTAACCATCACCTTTATCATGGCTATTGGTAAAGCCAATCTACCAAGTATCGGATGTATATATTCAAAACTATATTCAGGTCTCACAACCTCAAATCTTTTAATCTTACTCATATCTCACCTCAAACAAAAAGCCCAGTGGGGGAGAGAATCAACAACGACATTTTCACATTTAACTTAAGGAGTTTACATTTTTAACCACTGGGCATAAGAAAAGGGACACGACCGAAATGGCAAACAGTCATGTCCCTTATGAATCAATATAATTTTACCATACTAGTATACCACGTTTGCTAGGTGCTATGTGGTGCTAAATGGTGCTATTTGGTGCTGAGTTTTCCAAGACCTTAATTCTAAATGCCTCAAGTGCAAAACCATGTATATGTTTTGTCCTGCCATATGAATAATCAAGTTCTTTGGCAATCTCCTTCAGGTCCTTATATTCAATATATTTCATGAACAATACATTGACGTACTTCGGTTCGTCCAGCATATGTATCTGTCCTATGATCTTATGCTTGAGCTCCGTGAACCGCTCTATGTCCTCATGAATCTCCTTCTCAAGGTCAACATACTTTGCCACCTTTTTGCTCATAGAATCAGCCTTAGCGCTTGTCTGTACCTTTTCTGATGAATAATCAAATGCACCGGTGCAAGTTGCATCTTCCTTGAGTCCTGCAAGCTCTATCTTCCTCTGTCTGATCTTAACATCCAGAAGCTTCACCTGTTTCAAATACTCTTTCGCATTCACCGCCTCACCTCCTACTTGTTCTCCCGGATGGTGAAATCCAAGCCTGTTTCTTCCTTTAGTGTCTGTATCAGATCATCCCAGATAATTTCTTCATCACACAGCGCATCAGTCTTTAAATTAAATCTTTCGCAGAATCTCTCAAGCCTCTTCTGTCCAAAATCAAATTCATCTCGAAGTACCATGCAACTCATTATCAAAATACAATCTATTGTATTCAGTTTGATTTTATACACAGCTTCGTCAAGCTGCTTCTGGTTGACCTCGAGCGGAACAAACATGGCTCCTCTGGTCTTCAGCTCTTTCTCTGCTGCTTCCATGCCCTGCGTCTTGATGACATTCATCAGCCATGCAGCCCCCGCCATTCTTGCTTCGTGTAGCTTTCTATCTGATTTTGCCATCCTCTCACTCCTTCCGCATAAATCTGTTCATCAAATGGTTGTCTGGATCCATCTTCATTCTGAATCCTATCTGTCCTTTATTCTCTATCACTCCCGGATCATTGAGCTCTGCACCGTCAAGAAAGCTTCGGAGCTTCTTCATGCAGTCCGAACATAAATCCATTGTCTCTACTGTATCATCGAACACATCAACTATCCTTGCCCTTATCGGGGCTCCGTGTTCAAACGGCAGGGCGTAGAACCCCCCGCATCTATCGCATTTGCCTGCGTATGCCATTATGTATCACCTCTCCTTTATCAATTCTGGATTATCAAATATGTTGCCAATAACTTCAACTCGATTTCCGTTTTGAACATATTTCCATAAATCATCATTCAAAGACCCACTTCCACTCTTTCCCATTTCGATAGCAAAAGTTGTCCTAAAATCTTTATAAAATACTTTTCCAAGCCTTTTCTTTGTATCTTTGTTCGGGAATGGACAATCATCATTTTCTCGTTGGAACAAAATAATGTCACCTTCCCATATCAGCTTGCCGTTCTTATCTTTCAAGCCTGTGCACTGACAGATAGTATCTGGTCGCACTTCAAATGCAAATGGCGAACCTGCTTTATTGCTGATATACCATTTATCATTTTTGCAATGCAAAAATCCTGCAACCCACTCTCCATTACAAATTTTCGCCTTGAATAGACATCTATCTTTCATCCACTCCACCTCTCTTCACGATCTCCACAGCATCATCAAAATTAACCACCAGCTCTCCGCCCATACCAGAATTGCCGTACCTTTCAAATGACTTGTCATATAGCTCTGTAACAACCTTGTCCACATCGTAGGCTGTTGGATGCTCCTCAATAAGTTTTTTTGCCTCAATTCTCATTGATTTCTCTGATTTACGTTTCTCTGATGCCTGTTCTTCAAGTGCCTTTATCGCCATATCAAATGCCTTTCCGGTATCGTTCGTATAGGCATAATGCGAATATCTATAATCTGTTGTTGCCTTTAATTTGGCTATTGCTTCTCTCTCTTCCATATTCCCACACTCCTATCTTCTCAACCTTGCCACGGCCGCATTCCACTCGTTTATGAATTTAAGCACCCACGTAGCCGGGTATGTGCTTACAGCATACTGTTTTGAGATAGCAACTGCTCTTGCCCAGTTCGGATCCTGTTTGATCTCATTTGGAATCTGTGCCATCCTTACACCTCCACTTCATCATCTGCCGGAAACCGGAACACCTTCGGTGGTGTGAAACAGAATGCCTGCTGATAGCCACTACCCTGTAGGATTCCAGGGCCACCATTACACGATATGTAACTTCCATACACCTTCGTCATATCTTCCAGTACCTTTTCTGCCATTTCCCTAGAACTATATTCAGCCATAATTACACATTCTCCTGAATCGTCATTCCAACTGTATATTATTCTTGTTCCTTCACTCGTATAATCCATAGTGATAGTTCCATTTTCATACTCAATATCTATATAGCCCCAGCCTTTCTGACTAATTAACCTCATCACTCCTCAACCTTCCTTTCCGCCTCAAGCCATCTGCGGGTACATTCTATGCAATGTTGCTTACCCATCTGACACACAATCTCGTCAAATCCAATCTCGTCAAATCCAACCTCACTCGGACACATGATGATCGGCGCAAGATCCGCATCACCAAGCGACCTGATGTAGTCGCCGTTGGTCATCGGCTCATAGTTGTCAACCGCATTCTTGGTACAGTGTGCGCATGGCTCCTGTGTCTCGTCTCTATATTTGTATTTGCAAGTTTTGCAATTCTCTATTCTCTCTGGTGTTATTTCCATCGTATTTCTCCCTTCCTGATCATCTCTCTTATGTCTGTGTTGCTGAAGCTCTCATGGTAGTCCTTTTCGCTCTGCATCAGTACATGGTGCTCATATACCTTGATGATTGTCCAGCGCTTCCAAACCCTTATAGGGATATTTTCCTCTTTTCCGCTCTTTGTGAGTATCTTCACCACCTGCCCCGGTCGGCAGATGGTGTTAAATATTGCATCTATCTCAAATTCTGTCATGTGTTCTCCTTTCTCTAAACAAAACACAACTGCCCATTCTCTTCTTCGCCTATCCTCATGTTTGGTATCCTTTTTCTTACACAAAGCTCTGGAAGATTCGACCTCACCATCGCCGCCGGTATAGGTGGACAGACTGCATTTCCACATCTCTTAACCTGTTCACTTCTTGAATATGTCTTACCTGTGTTGTCATGATCTATGATGTAATCATCTGGAAACCCTTGGCACCCATATAACTCCTTTGGCTCAAGCATTCTGAGACCAATGTCCACTATCTGATACTCAACACCTTGGATTGTTACAAGGCCGAACCGGTCTCTTGATGTCACTGTATCAAGCGGCTGTTCTATATCCTGTCCTGTACCCTCACCATAGTATTTAATCAAGAATGCTCTGACCTCTCCAAAATGTCCCGCTGATGTTGTCACTGTATGCAGTGGCTCTCTCTCATCCTGTCCTATCCCTGTTTTGTAAAATTTGCTAAGGAACGAAGTCACAAGGCCATATCTGTTTGAGCTGTCTACTGTCATGATCGGATTCTCTATACCTTGACCTCTTACCTCATCTGAATTGGTCTCCGAATGATATTGAATAAGTGTAGGACTTATTAGACAGTGCTCATTCTTGCTGACAATAGTTGTAAGAGGTTCTCTCACATCTTTGCTACGATCTGCAGAGAATCCAGTCTGACCTATCTGAACCATATATGGTTCTACAACTCCATATCCGTGCTTTCCTGTGATTGTCGGCATTGGATCCCTTATATCCTGTGGCTTTCTCTCACCGCCGGGATAGCACTGAATTATAAACGGCTCTGGATTATCCAGAACGAACTTCTTCAGCCCTCTTGCAATCCTCTGCATAGTCTTTGGTGCAAGCGGTCTCACCGCCCGGACACCATACTTCTCTTTGATCTGCTCTGATGTATCAAAGATACTCGGACATGGCAGGCTGAAATCAAGCTGTGTATATGCCCCAACATAAGGCTTGAGCCGTCCCTCCTTGACCTCTTTGCTGTCCGCCGGTGCATGTGTAGGCTTTGGCCACATGATAGGTACACCATCACACCTTGCGATCATGAAGAACCTTTTTCTCTTGGTCGGTGCTCCGTAGTCTGCCGCCACAAGTTCTCTGAACTGTACCTCATATCCCAGCTCATTGAGCTGCTTTACAAATTGCCTGCATGTATCTCCTTGCTTTGCCCTTATCGGATGATGTCCTCTGTTGAGCGGTCCCCATGTCTTGAACTCTTCGACATTCTCAAGCATAAGCACTCTCGGTCTCACAAGTGCCGCCCATCTGCATGCAACCCATGCAAGCCCTCTGATGTTCTTATCCTTTGGTTTTCCACCCTTAGCCTTACTAAAATGTTTGCAGTCCGGAGAGAACCAGGCAAGCGCTACTGGGTGTCCCTCACAGGCTTTCACAGGATCAACCGCCCACACATTTTCGCAATAATGCTTTGTGTTTGGATGATTGACCTTATGCATCCTGATAGCTTCCGGGTCATGATTGATTGCTATATCAACGCTGTACCCTGTAGCCATCTCAATCCCTGTTGATGCTCCACCACCTCCGGCAAAGTTATCAACAATAAGCTCTCCATTTATCACTCGTCGTCCACCTCCAGAAAATCAAACAACGTCGGTGAGTCAACCTCATTCTCCTCGGACTGCAGATAGCCAACACCATCTCTGAAGTAATCCGGATTGAGCTCACATCCCTTGCCAAATCTGTGCATCTTGACCGCCATCATTGGTACTGTCATAAGGCCGCCGAACGGATCATATACCACATCGCCCGGATTGCTGTATCTGTTGATAATCCTCTCAACAATATCAAGCTGCAGCGGGCACACGTGCATCGTTGCCCTTCGTCTGCTCTGTGTCGTGTTGAGTGTCCTCATCCTGTTGATGTCGTCCCATACCTCAAGCTGATTCCAAGATCCCGGAGCTACCACCATGAATGTAGCTGGAAGTCTGCCGTCAGTATCAAGATACTTTGCAAGTGCCACATGCTCCTCATAGTTGTATACGTGCTCTCTGCTGTACTGTCTGTACACTCTCTGTAAGTTATCCACAGATACACCCTCAAGCTCCTCTTTGCTTATCAGCCTGTCTCCTGAACTTCTCCAGTATCCATGAGCATCTATCTGCCACTGTGCTCTTGTGTACTCATCCTTGGACTTTGTAACCGGATCATCAGCGTATGCCTTACTGTGGTCTGTTGGCAGCTTGCGGAACAACAAAATGTATTCCGGACATCCCACGCCCATCTTGGTGCCGTCCTTGCACTGCTCAGTCCATCCAAGGCGATATGTCTGGTTATTCTCTCGTACAACATCCGTAACCACTGTTATCATTCCGAAATACTGGAAGCCATGACGCATATAGTGTTCTATACAGTCAGCGTGGAATGGCTCAATAGTCGGCATGCCTGTGCCTGTTGCATTTCCAAACAGCACTCTATCCTTAACGTGGATGGCCGCCACTCTTCCCGGCTTCAGCACCCTCAGGAGCTCCGGCGTCAGGAAGTCCATCTGTTCAAAGAACCTCTCTGTATCCTGATTGTGTCCAAAATCGTTATAGTTTGCTGAATACTCGTAGTGATTGCCAAATGGTATTGACGTATGTATCAAGTCAACGCTGTTGCTCTCCATTGCCCTTGTCTCTTCCACACAGTCGCCATACACAGCCTCATAATGCTTGCCTCTTACTGTTCTCTCTTCTCTTGTACCTTCCACACCCATCTTCCTTTCCAGTCTCTCTGTCTTGTTCGCCGAATCAAGGCCATACTTCTTCACAATCTCGATCATTTTCTTAACCATGTGATTGTGATTCTTCCACTTCTCGATCAGTGCGTCCTTGATCTCCCGCTCATTCTCCATGTAGATGATGTCTATAACTACTGTATTCTGCTGCAGGAACCTGTAACACCTATGCACCGCCTGTATGAAGTCATTGAACTCATAGTCAATGCCAACAAATATCTCCCGGTGGCAGAATCGCTGGAAGTTACATCCTGAACCACTGATTGACTTCTTGGTAGCAAATAACCTTGTCTTGCCATTACTGAAGTCTATGGCTCTCTGCTCTCTGAGGTCGTAGTCCATGGATCCGTATATATCCACTGTCTCCGGCAGGGCTTTCTTGATAGCGTGCCTTTCTGCTTCCTGGTCATGCCACAGAATGAAATGATCCTCCGGAGAGCTATCAACTATCTCCTTCATCTTCTCGACTCTGGCATCTATGCTCTCCCGCTTGATCTTTGCAGCTTCTTTAAGTCCTGTACTTGCCTGTGTGAAAAGCTCCATCTGGCCATCCCTGTCAACTGAATCTCCGTAGTGTATAGGTATCTCATGCCACCTCACATCCAATGGCGGGAGTACATAACCATCATCGGAATAATCTGGATTGAGATCCGATGGCTTTGTGATGAACAATGCCCAACTGGAAACCCACAGCCAGAACTCATCTTCCATGTTTGGGTACAGTGTCAGGTTATTTGCCTTTGTTGAATCCCTCTGGAAAAATCTTGTAAGTGCCTGTCCTGTGTCCATTACCTCAAGATATCCGGCATAGTGTATAAGCTCCTTGTACTTGTTCGGTGATGGTGTAGCGGTCGCTACGAGCTTGTAAGGTACATTTTTGAACTTGTCAAGGAACGTCTGGTATGTCTTAGATCCAAATGATCTAAGCACGGATGCTTCATCAAGTGAGGTTGCCACAAAATACGATGGATCTATATCTCCGTCTCTCACTCTCTCATAGTTCGTCAGAACGATCTGACTTGTGCTTGCCTCAACCTCTTCCATGGTTCGGCAATATTCAGGTTTCTCATAGCCCAGGAGCTCTACAGCATCCCTTGTAAACTCCTGCTTAACTCCAAGCGGTAATACAATCAACGCTCTACCGCCGGTATGTTCTGCTGCAAGGTGGCAAAACTCTATTTCCTGTGCAGTCTTGCCAAGCCCAAACGACTCAAACAAGGCTCTACGTCCACCCTTCAGCGCCCATGCCACCGCATCACTCTGATGTGGCTTTAGGGCTTTATTTATGCGGCTCTTATCGACCTCAAAGCCGCTGTCAGTAGCAAGCTCTATCTTGCTCTCTAAAAACTCTCTGTATGTCATTCACTTCTCAGGAACCCGCTATAGCATTACCCCGGCCGGAGGTTCGGCTCCTTTCGTGTGTTATTTGTTTAGATCATCGGCAAGGATCCTCACCGTTTCCTCATTTCCTCTATTTTTTCCCTAATCCTATCTGGTATCGGAACACCCTCTGACTTATCTTCCAGTACCTTAATTCTGCTTTCATTTCCTGCAGGCAAGGAACTTATCGCATGTTTCCTTAAATTGTCTATTTCAGTAGAACAGCCCTGAGCGATATTCTGAATGAGCTGCCTTACTTCGGTTGGCATTTTGGAGATTTCCTGTGCCCTTGCGACCTCTGTCCGATAGCAACGCTGAAATTGCGACATTACAACCTGCTCATTGTAATCTTCATCTAACGCCCAGACCCGAAGTTGGCTCGGAAGTCCAACTGCTTTCTGAACCACCGGAGGCAACTTTGCATATTCTTCCACCGAATTGTAGGCACTGTTCCGAATTGCTTTGCTGACCAATGCCCATGCTTCCATTTCGTTCAGCTCCTGTGGTTTGGTGATTGAGTGAATTTTATCAATCAGTTGTCCGGGAGCTGGTGCGAACCCGCTTGTATTTGTTTGCATATAGACCTTAAATGCCATGGCAATTTCATCTTTGCTGTATTCCTCTAATGCCATAGTCCACGCATTGACCGCTGCTGTTCTGCTTGGAGGGTTGTAATTTGGATATGTAGCCTGCACCATAGCAAGTAAATCTTGCACATCTTCTCTTGTCATCAACTACTCCTCCATTCATTTAAAATGTCCCGCTCACCATTTCTTGAAAATGGCTGCTGATTGTTATTTTTGCTGATCTTATCCCATAAGATCCCCTTGTAGCTGTTTCCCATTGACAGGTCGATTACATCTACCACCGCCGCATCTCCATTTTTCTGTGCCTCTTTGGATATTTTGGTTAGTAACGACTTCATGCCCTGTTCAACATAATCCTCTTTTCTGGCAACCTTATACTCAATCCATTCTCTGACTTTCTCCAAAAGAAAATCCGACATGGAATAATTCAGTATGAGCCTATCCAAAATCTGAATACTATCCTCTTTGGTCTTACGTACTCTTTTCGTTTTGGGCTCATCATTTGCCACCTGCAAGGGGGCTATAAGGGGTGTATTGTCTAATCTTGTTTCCTCTAATTTCCTTTTCTCTTCTCTACTTTCCTTTCCTTTACTCTGTGTATTTCTTCCACCATTTATCGAATTTCTTCCGTCAAAAATTGAATTTATTACCACTTTTTTATTATTTTCGGGTACAGCAATTAAAAGGTACTCTTTTTTCAGTTCAATCTTTTCTCGCTTGGACGTAGCATTCAAATATCTTTTTTGCACCCCTTCAGATGTTAAGATATTGAAATCATTAAAAAGTTGTTCTGAAAAAATGTCCCTTCTGATACAAGCTGCCACTATATCTGCTATTAAATTTTTATTGTCACTCGGTAAACCGTTCTCCGACATAAAGAGCAACAACGAGTCTGTAGTCCATTCACAGTAGTAACCAAATCCTCCATAGATTTTCTGATAGAGTTTGACAAGTACCGCAAAGCCTTTCAGTCCAAATTCAGCTTGTATCAATCTGACCTTTTCTTCCATGTGGCAATCCAATTCAAAGTAATCAAGTCCTGCTTTGGTTGGTCTGCCTGCCATTTATCATCTATACCTCCTTGATCCTTATTCCATACTTATAAAGCATCAACTTGCGCTTTATGATGTATTCCTTTGTTCTCATGCCCTTTGTATCTTCCACAACCATTTCAAATCCATCCCAGTAAACGAAGTCCGCTATGTATGAGCACTTACGCTCCAGGAGCTTTCCCGGTTTGAATCTGCCCTTGTTGGGTCCTTTTTCATATATCTCATTCGTGTGTTCTCTCTGAGCTGGTATCAGTTCAAATTCTCGTTGAAGCTGCAAGCCTGTTATCTTGCCCGCTTTCTCAAGGATCTTTAACTCTGTGTATCTGTGTGCTTCTCTTTCGCTGTCAAATGTGATGCCGTCTATTACAGCTTTCCTGTTGCCGTACTTGGCTCTTGACCTGTTCCAAGCCATCAATGCTCCTTTCCCCCTGCCGCCCTCAAATAAGAGCAACAGGGATATATGCTAAGACATTACGTTACTGTGCTTGTGATGTATTAAATGTAATGTCAATGTAACCTACTTGAAACTTCCAAACAGTGCCGCCTCGGCAGCGTTCATCTCTGGCTGTGGATTTTCTGCCGGTGCTGGCTGTGGATCCTGAACACTGTTCTGTGTATTCTGAGCATTATTCTGAGTATCCTGTGGCTCTGCCTGTGGAGCCTGTGCTTCTGGTTCATTCATCTCTGTTGCTGTGGCTTCCACATACTCATCATTGTCATTCTCAACGTATGTAGGGTGTCCCTCAGCGTCCAAGGTTGCCATGTCACCCTCAAATGCTTTCTGGAGATCTATGCTCATTACTCCCCACTTACTGATTAGCTGACGGAGCATTGTCTTGTAAGCCATTCCATCAAAATTCTTGTACCAGAATGATGAATACATCCATGAATCTCTCGGATCATAATTGCCAGCCTCATAGTCAGCATATGATACTCTCTGCTTCTCTCCGTACTTTGTCTTGACCTTTCCAGCGTCCTTGTAGAATGCCGGTGCATACTTGTCCGCATGAGCAAGCATCTGAGCCTTGCTCCAGTACATCGTCTTTCTGAATCCATTAACAAGCTCAAACATTGCATAGTAGCCGATTGTCTCAGCCTCTTCACGCTTGTCCCAGTCATCAACCATGAGATTGACCTTGATATCCTCGTTGAGTGGGTCGAAGTATTCCAACTCCCCTTCCTTGATTGCGACAACATTCAGTCTCTTATACTGACCAGAACGGATAGCCAGCTGAATATATCCCTTATATCCCATCTGGAACTGAGCTTCCTTGACACCAGTCTTTGTATTGTTGAATGGAACCATATAATAGTGTCCGAGCTGTGGAGATGGTGAAAGCTGTAAGCTCTCACCAAGAAGTGCAGCTGAAAGAATCGACTGATTCGTACACTCCTGAAGTGTAGGGTTGGTGTTGTATGCTGATACAATAGCAGATATGAACCTCTGTCCATTCTTACCACCAACTACCTTGTTGATCTGATTCTTGATTGCATCTTTTGTAAGATACTCTGTAATTCCCAGATTCTGCTGTGCTTTACTTTTTGCTACCAAACTGTTATTTACTGCCATTATTTTCTACCTCCGCTATTATACTCATTAACTCTGTCCCCAGGTCTAACATATCAATACTGCTGCTATTTAACTTTGCGATCTCTACAGTCTTGTCTATAATCTGCTTTGCCGCATCTGTTCCAAAGTCTTCTTCCACGATGGCTCGTACGCCTCTTATAGCTGCCATCATTTCGACGATCAGCATGATTGTTGACCCATCCAAGTGCACCGAACCTTTATTTAATACGATCATCTTGTATACCTCCTAATGCATAATCATATCTTCTAACATCTTGTGCAGTACCTCTTTCAGAGCCTGTGGCATTTCCCTTATGTTGTCCTTGTTTATATTGGCTTTTGGCAATATCTTAAATAAAACATCATCTATGAGGTCACTCATAATCTCGTTAATGTCTCCCTCAGCTTTGGACGCTTCCATGGCTCTGCTTATCATTTCTTCTGTAGCAACCTCTCCATATCTTTTAGCAAGCGACTCTCTTAAACTCTTCATTGCAAGTGCTAATTCTGATATAAGCACAGGTGTTGTTCCTCTCATTGATACTGATCCCATTTCTGACTTAATCATCTTGTTACCTCCTACTTAATCGCTCTAAATGTTATATTTCTGCTCTGGAAGAACTCTCTCAAGGCTGCTGCATCATCCGTTGTAAGTTCAACCTCAAACTTGACTACCATCTTCTGTGGTTCCGGCTGTGATTCCTCTACTGGTGCTGGCTGTGCATCCTCAGGTGGTGTCATAGCCTTTGCCATTGCGGCTCTCTGCTCCTCGGCAACCTTTTCCTGTGCCTTGCGCTCTTCCTCAGCCTTTCGTCTTGCCTCTTCTGCTGCTTTTCGTGACTCTTCCTCAGCCTTTCTCCTTGCCTCAGCTTCAGCCTTTGCCTTGGCAATCTCTGACATCCTCTTAGCCTCTGAGATGGCCTTGTTGATGTCTAATGTCTTCTTGAATACCTCTGTAGCCTCAAATCCGAACTCCGGGAGCTGACTGAGTGTAAGCACTCCGTTGCCAATCTCATACATTCTTGACCTCATCTGATCTTCGATACTCTTCATTGATACCGAAGCATTAAGCCACTTCGGATCCCAGATCTTCTCCAACGTGACAAAATTCTGAAAACCGATAGTCACAAACAACTCTTCAATGGCTTTCTGCTTCTCTGCCTTGCGCTTCTCATCGAATGCCTTGACCTGTTCATCTATCACCGCTATAGGCTTGTCTATAATGCCTATGATCTCGTTGATCTGAGCCTTAAACACATTAAACGGCTGCATGTATTCTTTCTCTCTTCTGATGCGCTCATCATTGAGGGCTCTCTTCAGCTTGTTCAGATTGGCCTTGTCTGCCTTTGCGTCCTTGATCTGGTCATCTGTGTAGACAAGCGTCTCATAAAATGAGACCTTAGATGTAAGCTCAGCCTTGAGCTCCTCATAGTTAAAATCAATCTTCTCTGGTATCGCTACCTCATTAACTCTTAATTCCATTTTTAACCTCCTAATTCAGCACCAGCTCCATCTGGTGACTCTCCTTGTTCTCTCGCACCATTGCCATAATGCGTGCTGTCTGTCGCTGTCTCTCTTCCTCGCAGTCACAGTGTTCGCCCGGGTCCAGGCAAGCACCGCACTGTGGACATTCGTTGTAATACATGCCATTTCCTTTCATATCTCCGGGAGTATCAGCGGCGGCTCTTTCTTTGCCTGTACGCACTCCCAGAACTCTCTCTCAGCATCAATAAGATACTGGATGTCATCCTCTACCTCCGACCGCTCTATCGGATAGTGTTTGGTCTGCAAATATACCTCTCCATCAATTTCAAACTTGAGCTGTGCCTTGAGTACCGCATATTCAAACTCTGTCACCATCAAGTAATGAAGCACCTGTATGTAATAGTTATCTGGCACTCTGTTATCCCATTTTTTCTTCTGACTTGACTGCAGGATCTCTGTGGTCTTGATCTCAAGCACACCATTGCGCCCATCCCGGTCCATAAGCCATCCGTCAAGGCTTGCATGCGCCCATGGGTACTTATCATTCGTGAACATGTTGTTTTCCACATATCCAACTTGATACTGTGGATAATCCAACTTGAATAACTCCCTCAGATGCTTTTCTGCCTCTGTTCCATACTTGACATAAGGCTTGTCTGATATGTCCTCAGGCTCTATGCCGTAGGCTTTCTCCTTGAACAAATCCACATTGGTCTTGTATGGGCTCATCCCAAAGATCGCCGAGGCATCCGACCCGCCTATCTTGGTCCTTGCCCTGAGCCACTCTTCATGGCTTCCGAGCACTTTCATCTCAACCATGTTCTATTCCTCTCTGGCATCTTCAATGCTGTTCATAAGTTCAAGCACGCCATAAAGTCCCAGCTCCGTGAACACGGTTCCAAGCAAGTACGCCACCAATCCTACCGCCGGCAGTGCAAGCAGCACTTCTGCATTGAATATGATGTTGTATGCCAACAGCAAAAACAAAATGCTCATTATTACAAGGCTCACGGCCTTGACAGCCTTTGTGTCTAAGTTCTTCCTCTTCATTGCTTTTCTTCCCCTTTTCTGCTATGATTTTCTTGAGTATTTTTCTATGCACCGGCGGAACTGCTATTCCAAAGGTGCTTTTTTTCGTGTTACCTCATATCTGATGTCATCTCACCCCATCCAATAGCTTTTGCAACTTTTCCGGGGTCAAATGGTGGTACTCTGTAGCCCTTATCAAGCTCTTTCTTATATCTCAGATAGTCAACCAATGCTAAGTAGTTCACCCATGTCACGCCAGCTCCATCCAAGATTGTGTATGATCCATATCTGCCATTCTGAACATATCTATCCAGATCAGATATTCTGCGGCTTGCGGTGCTCTGAGATATGTTAAACATCTGCATCATCTGAGACTTGCTAATGTAAGGTGATGCTTTTATGTAGCTAATGCCTGTCACCTGCAGGCTTGATGTTGCTCTGCTCATTGCTCTCATCTCCTTTCCTGTGATATAATTGATAAAAAACTAGGGGGGGGGATCTTATGCCTGTCACAAAATCAGATATCAAAATATTGAATTATGTCCACCATCGTCATTTCCGACCTGTCACCTATATGTCTCTTTCTGGTAAATTCAGCAAGCATGAAGTAAACAATCTTATCAAAGGTGAACTCTTATCCTACGTTCCTGTAATCGTTGATTATCAGGGAATCCCATCGGAAAAGCTTGCCGCCGAATCTGCAATATCACTTACCAAAGATGGTATATATGTAGTTGAACAGAATCAGTGGTTTGATACCCAATATCTGCTTACGCAAATAATCGTCCCTATACTGGTTGGTGTTGCAAGTGCCGTCATCACAACAGTCTTATTACGATTACTGTAGCTATGCCTATGGCTGCTCCTATCAGTCCCATCACTGCAGGTCTGATATAATCGCACCAAAGATCTTCCATGAAGTACGGCTCCTTGAGCTTTGCTTTTATCTTCTTTATCATGCCTCTCCTTTCTCTTATTGGTTAAACTCAGTTTAACTTTCTAAGCAAAAAAATAAGCTGGATAGTCCTTTAAATCAATGTCAAGTAGTTCAGCCCACTTGTTCATCTCTTCCTGAGTAAATCCAGTTCTACAGTTCAACTTCTTTGATACAGAATTACTTGATAATCCCAATGCCTTGGCAAAATTACCCTGCGTTCCGTACTTCTCTATTATTCTTCCTCTCAGCTTGTCATACTGATATGGCATTGTCGTACCTCCTTCCATTCGCATTTGTTAAACCACGTTTAACTTTAATGCTAGTTTAACCCTGTTTAACTCAGTTGTCAACCCTAAAGTTTAAAGTTTTTTAACTTTTTGTTTGATTTTAGTTAAACGTTGTTGTATAATCCAAATATAAAATATGCATATATAGATAGAGGAGGTTTAGTATATGAAATGGCCAACAACTGCTAACCGATTAAAACAAGCTATGAATAATATAAATATGAGTGCACAAGAACTTGCAGATAGAAGTGGAGTTAGCAAAGCCTCCATAAGCCAATATGTTAATGGTAGTCATAAACCATCTAATATATCAGCACCGAAACTTGCAAAAGTTTTAAAAGTAAATGCTATGTGGTTGATGGGATTCGACATGGATGAAGAACCAGCCAAGCCTACATATTACTTTGACGATGAAACAGCTCAGAAGGCACAAGAGATCTTTGAGAACAAGCAGCTCTCTCTTCTCTTCGATGCCGCAAGGGACGCAGAGCCAGAGGACTTGGAGACAGTTCACACAATGCTCATGGCTCTCAAGAATAAAGAGAAACGATAATGCACATAAAACATCCCACTGATTTTGTTATTGTTTTTCTGATTACATTTGAAAGGGATGATTTCTTTGGAATATATAAACGTACAGATGATGGATTTAAAATCTACCAAGATTAAAGAAACCGTGACCAGTAACGAAGATGGCTCTTACACTATCTTCCTCAACTCACGATTCACACAGGAACAACTCAATGACGCTTATATCCACGCTATCGGACACATAGACAGGGACGACTTCAACAAAGGCTCTGCCGATGTTGTTGAGGCTTATGCACATGGGCTGCAAAAATAATTAACAAATGAAGGGATATACTTATGCAAGAATTTCAATTTCTCTTATATAAAACAGAACAAGAGGATGTATCTGTTAATGCTTTGATAAAGGACGATACCATATGGCTCACACAAAAAGGTATGGCTGAGTTATTTGGTGTCCAGATTCCAGCCATCAATAAGCATTTGTCTCACATATTTGCCGATGGCGAATTAAACAAGGAAGTGGTTATTTCCAAAATGGAAACAACCACTCCACATGGAGCATTAGACGGCAAAACCCAATCAAAAGAGACTATGTTTTACAATCTGGATGCCATAATATCGGTAGGATATAGAATCAACTCCATACGAGCTACACACTTTAGAATATGGGCAACCAACATTTTAAAAGAATATATAACAAAGGGCTTTGTATTGGATGATGAACGTCTTAAACAGGGCAAAACCGCATTTGGCAAAGATTACTTTAGAGAACTTCTTGAAAGAGTTCGTTCGATCAGAGCCAGCGAACGCAGAATATGGCAACAGATTACAGATATATTCGCAGAGTGCAGTATAGATTATGATAAAAATTCACAGATCACTCATGACTTTTACGCAATGGTACAAAATAAATTTCATTATGCAATCACTGGACAAACTGCTGCTGAAAAAGTATATACCTCTGCCGATCACACAAAAGAGCACATGGGACTTGTTACATGGAAAAACGCCCCAGATGGCAGAGTTTTAAAATCCGATGTCTCTATAGCAAAGAACTATCTTGACGAAAAGCAAATTCGTCAGCTTGAACGTACTGTTACCGGATATTTTGATTATATTGAAGACCTTATAGAACGTGAGAACACATTTACCATGGAAGAGTTTGCCAATAGTGTAAATGAGTTTCTTACATTCAGAAGATATAATATTCTGCCTGACAAGGGATATATATCCTCAAAGGCTGCAAAAGCTAAAGCAGAGAAAGAATATTCGTTGTTCAACAAAAACCAAAAAATAGAGTCAGACTTTGATAAAGCTGTTAAGAAGATGATTGATAAAAATAAATAAAAGTCCAGAGCGTTGTCACTTCCCTCATAGCGGGAGGACGTTGCTAAGGACTTGTTATTAAATCCCCCAGGTGGTGGAACACCTGAGGGAAGTTACCCACAAACCGAAGGCTTATGAATAACGCTCTGATCAAGCTACATTATATCATAAGCCTTCTCATTTTAGTAGGCTTATTTTTTATGCCTATTTTTAGATAGGAGTTGATATTATGTGGTCAGAAATACAAAAAAATGGAACCGTAAAGTATTGTGAGAGGTACACAGATCCGCTCACAGAGAAGGTGAAGAAGGTCACCGTGACGATGCCTAAGGCATCACCTCAGAACAGAAACAAGGCGGCAAGGATCCTTGCCGGGAAGATTGAGAAAGCCGAGACTTCCTCTCCTGTCCGATCTGATACAACGCTAGGGGAGCTGGCTGATGCTTATATAGCATCATTACGGCAGTGCAAGAGGAAAGAAAGTACAATTGTAACTGAGAAATCATATATATATCGTTGTGTAAGCACAATCGGTAATGATGTACTCGTTGACAAACTTTCTCCCCGCTATATATATGATCAACTTCTTGCTACCGGTAAAAAAATCAGCACAATAAACGGATATATAAAATATCTGAAATTTGCTCTAAAATGGGGGGTGAAAAACGACTATCACTCAAATCATGATATACTATTAAAACTCGACTATATCAGTGAAGAGAGCTCCGACGAAATACCAGAGGTATATGACATCAGCAATGAATATCTGGAACATGATGAGATAACAAAATTACTTAATTACTTTATAGACAATAACCACTGGCAGGACTACTATATATCCTATTTTCTGATTCTTACAGGCATGAGGATTGGGGAGCTTGTGGCACTTGAAGATTCAGATGTGGATATTACATCTAAAACTATTCATGTTACCAAGACTTACTACCCTGCAACCAAATACGCAACGTCAGCCAAAACAAGTGATTCAATCAGAAATCTTCATATACAGCCTGAGCTTCTCTTACTTATAAAAAAACTCAGACTTTGGCGAAAAGAAACAATGTTTGAAAATGGAATTAAAAGCACACTTTTTATGCCGCACTTGAAGACAGGCGGCTATTTATCCTATGGAACCTATAACCTACACTTGAAAACAGCCGCCTCTGAAGTTCTTGGCAGAGAGATAACTCCGCACAAGCTGCGGCACACACACGCTTCCATTCTGGCAGAAACTATGTCAGCAGAACAGATATCCCGCCGATTGGGACATCACGATGACAAAATAACAAAAGCTATTTACATTCATATCACTAAAAAAATGAAGCAAAAAGACAATGCGGCTGTCGACACAATATCAATTATCAACTAAAAAAAATGACCACTCAGTTTTCACACTGATTGGTCATCTTTTATTTTTTTGCCCCTAAATTGCCCCTAAAGGCTCTCTCACAATTGTCGTACACAGCATAAACCCTTGATTCTTCTAGGTATTCATACATTATAAAATTATACATATTGTACAATTTTGTATCCATAAATATCCTACCACTTATCGCGTTAAAGTGCTACATTTTTATCCATACAAAAACAAAGGAGATCATTATGACAGACTTAAACAATGCCGAAACACAAACCGATGCCCCCTGTTCCGCCATCAATTATTGTAACCTCAACGGATACGAACTCACCGCAGAAGAGAAGATAATCTTTCTTAGTTCCTATGTATCCCGCATTGACAACGAGACAGTGTATCAGCCCGCAACCAGGGAATTTGTCCAGAATTTCAATGTAGATGCAGCCATCAGCATAATAAACAATTATGCCACAGCAGACTCATTTTTCAGAAGAATGACAGGTTCATTTCCGTATATCAAAAACTCGCAGCGTTTTTCATCCCCGGATATATATTTTCTTCTATTGGAGTTAAAACTGTACATCAACGAGAGACGGCGCGTAATAGCAAAAAATAATTCAGCGGACACGCTCTCTATCATTGAACAATACAAAAACCGTTACTCGTTCAACCAGTCAGCCACCCAGAAAATGGAAGCCCTGCACAGCATAAAAGGTTTCGCACATCCATCTTTCTTTGTGCCGGAAACCGTACTGTACATAAACGAAAACTCTATCCTGTACGTACACTCAGCTTTGCGCTATATCGATATGCTTCTCGAATACATGCAGCGGAATGACAATTCTATAGATTATGAAATTTATTCTTTTTTTCAGAACTTCAAATCCATGTTATTCAACAACGAGCACGACACAACGCCAACATATATAATCGAACAGTCAAGAGATTATATCTATAGCATTCTCGGAAATAGCAAAAGAAAATCTAAGATGACTGACATATGCAAATACGCAGCCTTCGTGGAAAGTCTCACAGAACTCGGTAACGCCATAAGCGCATCCAATATGAAACTCTAAATCCCCCTGTTTTTCAGAACATAAAAACAGC